GCCCAAAAGAAGGGGAAAATATTTGGGCCATTCGGGAAACTTTACTAATGCAATCATTTAAAAAATATCTTACTGAATCAAAAGGTGGAAAAAATCTACACTTAGAACACCTTGAAGATGAAATTCTCAACTTTGGAATCGATGGTGGCCGTGCCGCTGTACAATTTCTTTTATCTTTAAGAGACATGTTGGCAGGAAATTCAGATTCTAAAGTAAACATGACAGTTAAGTGGGACGGTGCTCCTGCTATATTCGCTGGAATAGATCCAAGTGATGGAAAATTCTTTATCGCAAAAAAATCTGTATTTAATGAGACTCCACTATTATATAAAAGTACTGCAGAGATCGATGCAGATATAAAACTAAGTCCCGCATTAAAATCAAAATTTACTGTTGCATATCGAGAATTTTCTAAATTGGGAATTAAGGGTGTTATTCAAGGAGACTTAATGTTTACTGATGATGTGTCAGAAAAAACACTTGATGGCGAGACATATCTAACATTCCAACAAAACACATTGATGTATGCAGTTCAGAAAGATTCTGATTTAGGAAAGGCAATCAACGCTGCAAAGATTGGTGTTGTTTGGCATACAACATATTCTGGAAAAGATTTACCATCGATGACGGCCTCTTTTGGTGTGAATATATCTGGATTAAAGAAAACATCATCTGTGTGGATGGATGATGCAACATATAAAGATGTTTCTGGTTCTGCAAAATTTACTTCGTCCGAACTAAAAACACTCGATGGGCAAATGTCTCAAGTTGGTAGAAAATTTAAGAAAATCAGATCAAACGATTTTAAAACATTTATGCAACTCCAAAACAAAATTTTTATTAAAGGACTTGCTGGTGCAAGTTTCAAAACCTATCTCAACACATATATTCGTGAAGGACAGAATATTTCTACAAAGAACATGAAAAATTTAGACTATTCGATGTATGTTAAAAAGTTTTTTGACGAAAAAGTTATTGCAAAGTTAAAAACAGAAGGTGCAAGAAAAGATAAAGAAAGAATTAGAGATGATGCAGTAAAACAATTAATTAAATTAGACAGTGTTGCATATTCAATTGTTGATTTTATGGAAGAATTAATTGGTGCTAAATCTCTTATTATAAATAAACTAAATAGTGTTAAACAGTTAACGCAGATTTTTGTTCGTACAGAAAACGGTTATGAAGTGACAAATCCAGAAGGTTATGTTGCAATTGATACAAAGGGTAATGCCGTGAAAATTGTTGATCGAATGGAATTTAGTTATAATAACTTTACTGCAGCAAAGGCATGGGACAAGTAAAATGGATATAAGAAATATAATCGAAAATCTTAGAAATGAAGAAACTTTAGAAGAAGGTATCAATGACCCAGGCATCTTTAAGGCGGTGTTCCTCGCCGGTGGGCCAGGTTCTGGTAAATCTTTTATTGTAGGTAGAACTGCACTTACTTCTTTTGGATTGAGAGTTGTAAACTCCGACCCTGCATTTGAAAGGGCGTTGGATAAGTCGGGACTGGACAAAGGAAATCCAGATGATGTTTTCTCTGACCTTGGACAACAAGTAAGAGGTAAAGCAAAAGCACTTACTGCGGCGCAACAGGCGGGATATATGAGGGGTAGACTTGGACTTGTTGTCGATGGTACTGGAAAAGATTATGATAAAATTAAAAAACAAAAAGACAAGTTAGAGGCGATGGGTTACGAAACCGCAATGATTTTTGTCAATACCGATTTAGACACCGCATTAAACCGAAATAGATTAAGAGCGAGAAGTCTTCCAGACAATGAAGTTGAATCTATGTGGAAAGGTGTTCAAGGAAACATTGGTAAATTTCAGTCTGCATTTAAGGAAAAAATGTTTGTAATTGATAACTCTGACGGCGCAGACTTTGAAAGAGATGTTATGAGGGCATATAGAACTATTGGAGCGTGGACAAAGAAATCACCAACTAAAACTGTCGCTAAAAAGTGGATTTCTGCAGAAAAGGCCGCAAGAGGAATTAAAGAAGAACTATTTATAGAAGACGCAGAGTTTGCACAGGATAGTTTGGAGATGATGTTGAGACAACTCATCATTCTTTCTAATAAGTCCACAGAACTTGCAGAGGCACTTATGGAAGAAGTCGATAATCCACAAAATAATGAATATGAAATGGAGGCGTGGGTAGTTTCTAAAGTGACGAAGGCAAAGGATTACATCGACGCTGTTTATGATTACAGTATCATGGACGAAATGGACGATGACTGATGTTAGGTTTTACTCAATATCTTTCTGAAGGTATTAAGCTCAAATTGGTTCGTGGTAAAGATCAAGATGTACTTAAGATGTGGGATACTAAAGAAAAGAGCTGGGTCGAACTAAGAGGAAAACCCAATTTTGAACGAAGATACGATCCAAAAGATCCACTACACAAAGCAATTACTGCTCTTGGCAAGTCAGCTAGTATTTCTGATTTTGTTAATGGGGATGAAGTCAGTATTAATCCGCATCACCCAGATGGTAAGATGGCACTAAAAGTAATAAAAGGTTTAATGAAATGAAAACTTTCAATCAATATATTTTTGAAAAAGAAATGCCAGAAATTTATTGTGATATGGACGAAGTTCTTTGTAATTTCACAGGCGGTTATACAACCGCATTTAATAAAGACTTTGCATCAACCGACAAAGAAGAAAGATGGGAAGATATTAAATCCAAGAAAGATTTTTGGCACACCCTACCATGGATGTCAGGCTCGGAAAAGATGTGGAAAATGTTAAACAAGTACAATGCAAACATTTTATCTGCATATTCCAAAAGAGATTCGAATTCGCAAAAAGGTAAAAGAGCTTGGATTTCAAAAAATTTGAGATTGAATGGAAAAATACATTTAGTCCAACGAGAAGATAAACAGAAATTTGCTACAACAAATGATAAACCAAATATTCTAATTGATGATTATCCTAAGAATATAAAAGAATGGGAAGCGAAAGGTGGTATTGGTATTCGTCATATCAATCCAGCGAAGACTATGAGAGAATTGGAGAAGTTATTGAGATGAAAACTTATAAACAGTTTCAAAATATAGAAGAAATGGTGTTGTATCATAGACAGAATGAAATACCACTAATTGATAATGTCTTTCGTCTAGGTTCAAATAATTTTTACAAAACCTTTAGAGTGGCGAGAAAATTATATGAAGAAGGTAAGCTCGAGTTTGACCTTTACGACATTGAAATGTTACAAACAGATATTGGTGAGTGGGCGATGTTTGAGAAACAAGAATTTGATGCCGTATATGTTCCTTTAGACTGCCCCTTGATGGAAGAAGATGTAGAATTGAATTCCCCAAAGAGGGGTGGTAAGAAAAAGTATTATGTATATGTTAAAAATGATAAAGGAAATGTAATTAAGATTTCATTTGGGGATACAACAGGATTGACTGCAAAAATTAATGACCCAGAGGCAAGAAAGAGTTTTGTTGCAAGACATAATTGCGATCAGAAAAACGATAAGACAAAACCAGGCTATTGGGCATGTAGACTTCCAAAGTATGCAAAACAACTTGGATTAAGTGGTGGTGGTAATTTTTTCTGGTAATAGGTGATTTATGATGGTTCCATATATTGAAAAAGTAATTAATGAAAGAACAGTAAAGAGAACATTTTCTGGCGATTCTGATGTAAATGATTTAGTGTGGCACAGAGACAATGAAACTAGATTGGTTGAAATATTATACTCCGATGGATGGCACTTTCAGTATGATGACGAATTTCCTTTTCTCCTTTTGGAAGGAATGATGTTGAAAATAAAAAAAGGAGTTTTTCACAGAGTCATAAAAGGATATGACTGTGGAAAATTAGAAATAAAAATTCATAGGTTTGACACATGACACAAGACGATATAGATTTTGGTTTTACAGCAGTAGATGAAGATGATCTTAAAGGATTAACTGGTACATCTACCCATACTCAAGAGATGTCTTCTCAGTTGGAGACTACAGGCGAGAGCGTAAAACTTTTAGAATATAAAATGGACAATCTTGCAGACCGCCTTGGAAGTATGTTGGATGAAGTTTCTATAGTAAAAGATTACTATGAAAATGAGAAAGTTATTGTATCAAATAAATTACAAGAGGTGGAGAACTTGATAATGCCTCTTCTAAATAATCTAATGAAGAATAAAGAAAAAGAGTATATTTACTGGCCCAATAGAGAGGCTATTATCAATCAACAGATTGAAAGAATCACTAAAATCACAAGAGCAGGGTCATGAAAGATACAGTAATTTTTACATTTGGTAGGTTTAATCCCCCAACCACAGGACACGAAAAATTAATAAAAAAACTTGCATCGGTTGCTAAAAAAGAAGGCGCCGACTTTATGGTATTTCCTAGTCATTCACAAAATGACAAAAAAGATCCTTTAGATCATAAAACTAAAGTTGGTTTTATGAAAAAGATGTTTCCAAAGTATTCTCGCAATATCATCTCTAATAGAAATGCAAAGACTGCATTTATGATTGCTCCTATGTTATATGACATGGGTTATAAGAGATGTATTATGGTTGTCGGTGGAGATAGAGTTACAGAATTTAAAACTACACTTAACAAATATAATGGTAAAGAAGGAAGCCATGGTTTCTATGATTTTAAAGATGGTATTGAAGTAGTTTCTGCGGGGGAAAGAGATCCTGATGCAGAGGGTGTTGCTGGTATGTCAGCATCTAAAATGAGAGCAGCAGCAGCTGCAAATAGATATGAAGATGAGAAAGACCCGAAAACTGGTAAAATACTCAACGGATTTAAATCTGGTTTGCCTTCTGACTTTGAAAAGTCTAATGGAAAAAAATTATTTGATACTCTCAGAAAGTCAATGAATATAAGTGAAGAATTGTTAGAGTTTCTTGAAGCAACCAATGCAGACTTTTCACGTTTTATTGAAACAGAATTTGTAGAGATTGTAGAAGATATCGAAGATGAAATATTGATGGAATCTGTTTATAAAGAGTTAGATTTTAAAATTGGTATTGATGATGATTATGATACGGTATATAAAAAAATATACAATAATGAGGAAGTGTCTCAAAAACAAATTGATGATTTAGAAAAGTTTGCAGATAGAATGCTTGCAAAGTATGATATTGATGTTACATTTACAAGACATTTTGTTGACAGAATGAATGATAAAAGAAATGACCCAGAGATTAAAGTTGCAGAACTTCAAAAGTTTTTCAAAAAGATTCAAAAGAAAAAAGGTTCGCAGATTAAGTCAAATCCTGATATCGAAGCAGTTCTCAAAGACATGTCAACTAATTTAAATCTGCCTGTAGTCATCAATTACAAGAATGGTGAGTTTGAAGTTGTACATAAAACAATCATGCGTAAAAAGAATTTTTCTACATCAAGTAAAGAATTAAAATATGAAAGTCTTGAGGAAGCAAATTATCAAGTAGATATTGAAGGATTACCTACTTTTTATATAGATGCAAGTAGTGCTGGGGAAGTTAAAAACAACCTACGCAAATTATTAAAAAATCCAAAGATTATTCAAGATGTTGAGAAAGTGACAGATGGAGAAATTAAAAAAGATTTCCGTGACAGGATTTCTGGAAAAGATGAAGGTGTATCTAGAGCTCAACAGGCTGCGATTGCGATTGCGAAAAAGAAATCTGGTAAGTACGACAAGGACGGAAATAAACTAGAAGATTTTAAGATGAATCCAGAAAGAGAAAAGGATTTAGAAAAGATTGCAAAAGATTTGCCAGATGATGATTTTAAGAAAAGATATGGCGATGAGTGGATGCAAGTTAAGATGGCAACTGCAATGAATATACTAAAAAAGAAACTTGGTTATTCTGCGGAAGATTTAGAAGAGAATATAAAAAGTTTTTCACAATTTATTTACGAAAGAAAGACAACTCAAGACCCAGATATCAAAGACAAAGAGGGATCTCAACCAAAAAAGTATTATGCAAAAGATGCTGATGGTGATGAGATGTCCAAGTCTACTAAAGATAAAAGAGCTGCTCATTTTAAAAAACAGGCATCTAAACCAGATAGAAAAGATTCTTCTTATAAACCAGCGCCTGGAGATACAGATGCAGAAACGAAACCTTCACAATATACTAAGAAATATAAGCAGATGTTTGGCGAAGATAGTACAGAGACATTAGACGAAGCAAAGATTGCTGGATTAGTTAAAAAGGCAGATAAATCTGGTATTTCATATGAAATTCTAAAAAAGGTATATGATAGAGGTATGGCGGCCTGGAAGGGTGGCCACAGGCCGGGAACTACTCCACAACAATGGGCGTTTGCGAGAGTGAATTCTTTTATCACAGGTGGGAAAACAAGAACTACTGGTGATGCAGATTTGTGGGCCAAGGTTAAAAAATAGATAAATAGTAAAAAAACGGAGATTTTTCATGTTTAAAAAGAATATGACAATTGAAGACATTGCCGCCTTTATTGGTGCAGCGTCTGCAGCGCAGGCCGCTGGTGAGAAAAAATTTAAACTTGGCGATAAGGAGTATCCTGTCACTATCAGTAAGGATGTTGCAAAAAAAGTAAGAGAAGAAGATGTTGCTGACTTTATTGGTGCTGCTAGTGCTGCGAAATCAGCAGGCAAGACAAAATTTAAATTTGGCGATAAGGAGTATCCTGTCACTATTTCTGACAAAGTTGCGAAGGCGGTAAAAGAAGGAAAGATGCCTTGCGTTAAGTGTGAAGGTAAAGGATGTGATATGTGTAACGACAGGGGAAATTTAGAAAACGCTGTAAAAGATTCTATCGAAATTAAAAAACAAGAATTGGATGGTAGAACAAAGGCCTTTAAAGAAAAACTCCAGAAATTGATGTATAAAGATCAAGGTAAAAAAGACCTTTCTAACGAAAAGCAATTTGATGGTAGACAATCTGCATTTAAAGAGAAATTGAAGAAACTTGGATATAGAAAAGAAGATATCACCACCGAAGAAATTTTTAATAAAATTTTAGAAGAACGTTGGGAAGTTAGAGCTGGTAAACATGCAATTGGGAGTCTATCTTATGATGATAAAGAAATTATAAATGTTGACAAAAAAACTGCTGCTAAACTGCAGGCATACTTCAAAAAGACGAATGACGGAAAGGCATGGAGAGAAATTTTCCAAGGTCTAGGTAAAGGTAAAGACTCTGTAGAAGATCAAAAGTCGTTTAATGCGTATGCAAAAAGACTTGTTGGAGAAGATCTTGATGAAGCATCTAAAGAAGGTACGGTTCGTATCATTGATTTGGGTAACAAAGCACAAGACAAAATTCGTAAAGAGTTGGGTGTTGATAAACTCCCAAACAAAGGTTTCCAAGTACAGGTTATGACTAAGGGTAAATTTGTAAACCAAGGTAAACCTTACAAGACTATGAAGGATGCAGAGAAGGTTCGAAGTACTGGGCAACACTCAATGCGGTTCGATGAAGCAAAGTCTGCGACTGGTTACGAGTTATATCACAAAGACTTTTCTAGTGCAATGAAACATGCATATGACCATGCAAAGAAAAAACTTGGAATTGAAATCGACCCAGATGAAATTGACGATAAAGTTGCTATGGGCCCTAAAAAACCATCTAATGGAAAAACTAATTCGTATCGTTTGATGGGTACTGATAAGAAGGGTAAATCTAGAGGTGTACAAATTCAAGTTGCAAATCTTGACAACAAGAGATATGAACTGAACATGTACAAAGAAGAAGTAGAACTTGGTGAAGGCGAATTCAAACCACATATGATGTATGATCCAAAGACAGGTAAAGGTTACAAAGCAGAAAAACCAGAAGATCATGAACGCATGAAAAAACTAGGATATTCTCACGAAACCCCAGAAATGAATGAAGCAATGAAAAACACCCATGCACTGATTGATACTGCAAACGGTAACGAAGTTGTTGCGATGGCATCTAGCGAAAAGGGTGTTAAACAGTCTAGAGCTTCTGCAGAACTGCCGCCTATGTCGATCAAGAATAAGAATACTCTAAAGATTGTTACTCTTACAAAACCACAGAGCCAAAAAGAATCCGAAAAAATGATTGGAAGGCCTTTACCATCAAATATGGATAAGTTTCCAACTAATGTTAGTGCATCTCAGGGTAAGAGAATGGGTGAAGAACTTCTTGCAACAATCAGAGCAAAACATAAACAGGAAGAAGTCCAAGAGGCGTCTTCAAAGGCAGAAATGGTTGAAGGTATGAAGATGAACGACCCTAAGTTACTTAGAGTTTTTGATAAACTAAAAAAGGGTTCTACTGTTAAAATCAAACATGACTCTGCGTTAGAGAAGGGTAAAGATTTTATTGAGTATATTGTCAAGTCTAAGAACATGGTTCGTAACGGCACAGTAGAAAAAATTACTCTGGCAAGAAAAGATAGTCCTACTAGTGCTAAAAGATATTTGTACAAAAGAGATGGAGGAGTTACAATGGCTTTCGGAGATATGGCAGTTTCGCCTGTAGATATAAAAGAAGAAATTACAGAACGTGCTCCAAAAATTAAGGGTAGTAGCCCAAAAATGAAAAATGGAATTATCTATAGTATTCGTGGTAAAAACGGAAAAGTTTATGATGTCGAACTACAACTAGACAGAACAAGTATTAAGTTTAGAACTTTAGATGATATGGGTGCGATTAACACTATATCTCTTGGACAGGCAGCAAGAATTTTCGAAGAATTAGAAACTATTAGTGAGAAAAAGTATTCTACGAAACAGTACAAGATGGCATTTGGTGTTCTTAATGACCCTCGTTGGAAGGGTGGTAATATGACACAGATTATCGGAACAATTGAAAAGATTGCAAAAGGACTTTCTGATGATCCTGCAATTTCCAAAGCAATCCAATTAACAAATGAAGATTTGCAAGAAGGTACTTGGGCATTTGCTGACAAGTCATCCGAAGTGACTGCATTAAAGAAATTGATGTCTAAACCAATTACTCTCGGAAAAGAGGGAGATGATGCAACAGAGGTACTTTATAGTCTTTTGGGTGACGATGAATTGTTTGACGATCTTGCGGATGCTGGTAAGAAAAATCCAAAGGGTGATGCTCGTCCAGTAATTAAAAATTGGTTTAAACAGAGAATCAAAGACAACTCTTATGGAATGGGCAAAGATGCCGCAGACCTTGCAAAAAAACTTGGACTAAAAGAAGAGGCCGAACTTTTTGCAGAGTCTATTATTGATGATATGAGAGATATCGTTGATAACAAACAGGCAAAGAAAATTAAAGGGACTATCGTTGATTTGTTTACTGCATCTGCAGTTGTTCAAATATACGATAAGGTCAACGACTCTAATAAGTCTAAGATGGAAAAACTTCCATTGCCTAAGTTAGTTGATCTTGCATATAAAATTATGAAAAGGGAAGAGATTAACGAAATCAATATAATCATTGAAAATTCCGATAAAAAAGATGCAAAGGAAATGGAAGAAATCGTTAGAGAAATGAACCCTAAATATAATACGAACCAAGTTAAAAAAGAAGTAGAACAAATGGCGATGGAAAAATACGGTAATAAACCCAGAGCCAAAAAAATTGCAAGTTATATAAAATAGAGGAGAACTTAAATGTCATTACCTAAATGGGCAACCCCAGCGAAGTGGATGAAAAATGCAGTAGCAACCAATCGTGGATGGGAAAACGAAAATACTGGTGAAGTATACAAAAAAATCAATGGATTAAAAGATAAGATTGATGAACTTGCTCCACCAAAGAAAAAATCTTCTGCGAAGAAAAATGTAGAGGTTGTTGAAACACCAGAATCTGGTTCTGAAGAATCTGATTCTGAGGAATCAGACCGGCCTGTTGAATTAAGTGATTTAACTAAAATCGAATTAGAGTCCCTTGGTAGAGACCATGGACTTGAGTTGGACAGAAGAAAAAAGAAAGAAGATTTGATCACTGAATTGACAGAGGTTTTACCACAATAATAAAATAAAAAGAAATATAACATGGAAAATTTTGAAAATTTGACGGAGACAACTGTAGCCAATTATCAAATGAAACATTATGACAATCCTCAATGTCATAATATGGAAGAGTTTCTTGATGACATGAAAAGAATAAAATATGTCAAAAGACTTTTCCATAAGTATCATACTAAAGGCGTTTTGAAGGAAAGGTTGATAATAAATCATTTAGTAGTATTACTAAATGTATTAAATACATTGCCTTGTAATAGAGTTTTGTTTTTGAAAATTGATGAAGAACAACATTATATTCTTGCAACTTTTTTGGACTTTTTAAATAGATTGCCAAATAAAATTGAAGGAGTTAATGGTAAGACTATTGATAGTAGTATGATTGGAAGAGATAGCCACATAGTACAAATTCTAGGAGAGATATAATGGCATCAGTATTTAATGCCTACCTTGCATATCAGTTTATTAAAATTCTAACAACTCCTTGGAGCGACACTGAGGCGTTTAAGAATGGTGTTATTGATGATAAAGGGAATAAGTTAAAAAAAACTAATGAACTGAAAACAGACGCAGAAAAAAAATCTTTCACAGTTTTTCATAAGATTATTTTTAACCTCAAAAGAATTTTAGAAAAGTTTCCAGGCGGTAGATCTAGAATTGCAACTTATGCAGCTGCAATGGCACTTCTTAAAGAGAATGAAGAAAATTTAAAAGAAGACGACCTGCAACTACTGGAAGTTGCATTGTTAGATTATATTAATATTTTAGAAGAAGAATACCATAACAAAGAGTCTGAACTTCTAAATGAAATGTGGTCTAATGACGTAATAAATGTCATTAAATCAAAAACTGGTAAAAAGAAAGTATACGACCATGCTCTTGATACTTTGTTAAAAGTTTTGCAGAGAAAGAAAAAAGAAGGTGGTATAAGAGGTCTAAGACACAGTATTAATTATTATTCTGACCAGATTGCAAAAACATATTCTGGAGTAGATGGAAGAACTCTTGCAAAGATCATGAAACAAACATATCCAGAAATAGCGGAAGAATTTGTTGTTGAGGATATTGCAAATGTAGTAGGTGATTCTTCCAACATTGGTGGATTTATTCAAGATCCATATCAATTTGCTGGAATGAAAATATTCAAGGTAAAACCAGATTCTTTTAACAAATTTATGAGAGGTAAAAAGAAGTATGGTAGATGGGAGAACTTCATCGAAAAAGATGATGCTGTTGATATTAGAAAATACATAAAATCAAACCCAAATAAGAGAATAGTTTTGCAAGATCAACAACACGGAACAATGATAATTTTACACAGAGATTTATGATGGGCATTTTCAGTGGAGCAAAGATTGCACTTGTATTAGTACTACTATCGGTTGCTGGTGGTGGTTACTTGTATGTAAAAAACTTACAGAAAGATGTTGACAGACTAGCTAAAAATAATGTATTGTTAGAGACAGCTGTAAATTCGAAAGATCGAGAAATTAATAGATTGAATGAAGAAATTGTAGAAGTCAGAGAAGCAAATAATAGAGTAACGGAAGAAAGTAGAAAATTAAATAATGAAGTTGATGTTCTACGAAACAAATTATCAAAACACGACATTGGTTATCTTGCTGAGAACAAGCCTGGACTAGTAGAACGAATAATTAATAAAGACATTCAAAATAGTTTAAGGGCAGGAATAGAAGAATTGACTTCAGACGTTGTAGTGGAAAATGAATGATGAATAAATATATACTAATGTCTTCGATTTTTTTATTGGCGGGATGTTCTGTCTTTACGCCAAAAGAGGTTGTTGTTACAGAACAGGTTTTTACAGAAAAGGTTCCATTGAATCTTCCTATGCCAAAACCTGTAAATTGGGTAGATTTTGAATTTTTAGTTGTGACCCCAGAAAATTATGAAGATGTAATAAAAAAACTTAGAGAAGGTGGTAAAAGTGTTGCCTTGTTCGCAGTCGATGAAGAATCTTATAAGAATTTATCATTGGTTGTAAACGATATGAAGAGATATATCGGAGAACAAAGAATAATAATTATAGAATATAAAGAATATTATGAAAATAATAAATAGAAGTAATAATTTTTAGGGTTTAATAAAAATGGTACAAGAAACTGTAGCCGCAAACAGACTGGATAGAATTGAAGAAAAAATTGATAAGTTGTCCGAAGCGATGATTTCTATTGCTAGAGCAGAAGAAAAGCTGGTAGCAATGGAAGCAAAGTATTCCCATCAGTATGAGAGACTAAATCGTTTTTCTGAAAAACTAGACACATTGACACTTAAAGTAGAAGAAAATTCTAGAACAACTGCAATTTTTCAAAAGGCCTTTTGGGTTATTTTCGCTGCAGCAGTCTCATCTATCGTTGCCAACATATATATGATGGGTTAAAAAACTACTTGACTTACCGCTCAGAATAGTGTAGTATACAAAACTACACTATTTTTTTTTATTTTGGAATGATTAATGCTTTACATTGACCGAACCTTTATCCAAAGGCTTTCCCCACAATTAGAAGGTTTTACCAAAAAGAGAGACACCTTGTATAACTTTAGGTGTCCTATTTGTGGTGACTCTAAAAAGAAAACTTATAAGATGAGGGGATTTCTCTACGAGAAGAAAAATAACTTCAGATACATGTGTCACAATTGTGGTGCGAGTATGGGCCTTGCACAGTTTATGAAAGAGGTAAATCCATCTTTATATGAAGAGTATGCGATTGAAAAATGGAAAGACGGGCAGAGTGGTAAAACTAAAGGTAACTTTGAAAAAGATGTAGACTATAAATTTGACTTTACTCCTACCTTTAAAACCAAGTGTTCTTTTGATTATGGAGAGAAAGTTTCTGACTTACACCAATCACATCCAGCAAAAAAGTATTGTGATGAAAGAAAATTACCAAATCAAGAATTATTATACTATACAGATGACTTCAAATCAATTGTTGACAAAGTTAGTAAAGAAGGATATAATCTTCAGAAGTTTGATAAAAGAATTGTTATACCTTTCTTCAATGAAAAATGTGAGTTGATTGCCTTACAAGGTAGAAGTCTCAATCCAAATTCTTCGATGAGATATATAACAATAAAAATCAAAGAAGTACCAAAAATTTATGGGTTGGAACGTGTTGACCCAGAAAAAACAGTCTATATAGTAGAGGGGCCATTAGACTCTCTATTTGTAGAAAACACACTTGCCATGGCAGGAAGTGATATAGATAAATCATATTTCAGTGACTTTTCTGATGTAGTCTTTATCCTTGACAACGAACCAAGAAATCAACAAATTGCGGATAAACTGTTAAATATTATCAACGATGGTTTCAAGGTTGTACTGTGGCCAGAAAAAATTAAAGAAAAAGATATTAATGACATTATTCTCTCTGGAATAGACACTTTAGAATTAATGGACATTATAAGTAAAAATACCGTTGATGATCTTGAAGCAAAATTAAGATATTCTCAGTGGAAAAAATGTTAGGACAAAGAGGAAAAAAATGAAAATAAAAATCGATTATGAACGAGATGCCAACTTTTCCGAACAATCCCTAAAATTATTAAAAGACTACTACTGCACAGAAGAAGAAAAATCCCCACAAGACGCTTTTGCTAGAGCTGCAATTGCGTATAGTTACGGCGATAAAAAACTCGCCCAGTCGATTTATGATGCAGTGTCTAGAGGGTGGTTCATGTATTCTTCTCCAGTATTGTCAAACGCTCCAAAATACAGAGAGAAGGCTAAGGCGTTGCCCATTTCGTGTTTCTTGGCATATGTGCCAGATACCCTAGAGGGACTTATTGACCATTCATCTGAATTAAGATGGTTGTCAGTCAAAGGTGGTGGTGTCGGAGGACACTGGTCGCATGTTAGGTCGGTTTCTAATAAGGCGCCAGGCCCTATTCCTTTTCTTAGGACTGTTGATGCGGATATGACTGCATATCGTCAGGGTCGCACTCGTAAGGGTTCTTATGCCGCTTATATTGACATCGATCACCCAGATATTATAGAGTTTCTTAACATTCGTGTGCCGACAGGAGATGCGAATAGAAAATGTTTTAATATTCATCATGCAGTTAATATTACAGATAATTTTATGAGGGCAGTGAAAGATAATGAAAAATGGGATCTTATTGACCCTGCTGACAAATCAGTAAGAGAGACAACATCAGCCCGTAAACTTTGGGAACAAATATTAGAAGTTAGATATAGAACAGGAGAACCCTATTTAAACTTTATCGATACGGCAAATCGTGCATTACCATCTCCTATGAAAGATAAGGGTTTACAAATCCATGGTTCAAATCTTTGTAATGAAATCCATTTACCAACATCGGATGACAGAACTGCTGTGTGTTGTCTCTCTTCACTGAATTTAGAATTATATGATGAGTGGAAAGATACGTCTTTGGTGAAAGACTTAATTAAATTTTTAGACAATGTTCTTCAATATTTTATTGATAATGCACCAGATGAAATTAGTAGAGCAAAATATTCTGCAGAACAGGAAAGATCGCTTGGACTAGGTGCAATGGGATTCCATTCATATTTACATAAACATAGAGTTCCTTTTGAATCAGAAGATGCAAAAATTATAAATGAAGAGATGTTCAAAAGAATCAAAGAACATGCTGTGGAATCTACTAAAGAAATTGCGATTGAAAAGGGCGAATGCCCAGATATGAAGGGATATGGTGTGAGAAATTCTCATCTTCTCGCCATTGCACCAAATGCGAATAGTTCTATTATTGCAGGAACTTCACCTTCAATTGAACCATCTAAGGCAAATGCATATACTCATAGAACTAGAGCTGGTTCTCATTTGATTAAAAATTCTTATTTGGAAGAAGAACTTGAAAAAGTTGGTATGAATACAGATGAGATTTGGTCTTCTATTATTACAAATGGTGGTTCCGTCCAACATTTAAATTTGGATGAACATATTAAAAATGTATTTAAGACTGCAATTGAAATAGACCAACTAAAAGTGATTGAACTTGCTGGAGACAGACAAAAATATCTCTGTCAAGGACAGTCATTGAATGTATTCTTCCCCGCCGGCGCAACAAAGGCATACCTACATAAAATTCATTATGAGGCATGGAAACAGGGGTGTAAGGGACTTTATTATTTGAGAACCGAAACATCGAATCGTGCAGAAAATGTTGCACAAAAAATTGAGAGAGATGCATTAAAAGATTTTGCCGTACAACAAACAACAGAAGATTCGCAAGATGAATGTCTTGCATGTCAAGGATAAAGAGGATAATTATGGAAGTTCAGTTATATTCAAAATCGGGGTGTCCCTTTTGTGTAAAGGCAAAAAGTTGGTTTGATGACCATGGTATTAGTTTTTCAGAAATTGTTTTAGATGATGAAGAACAGCGTTTGCAATTTTACCAAAGATTAAATGGTGTAAAGGAAACTATTGCACATTCTGCGAGACCTGTAAATTCTATGCCACAAATTTTTGTGGATGGAAAACGTCTTGGTGGTTATGATGATTTGATGAATAACGCAGAAAAGATGATGAAAAAATTGTCTGGTGGATTGATGAAACCATCTATTGCGTACAAACCATTTTTTTATCCATGGGCAGTAGAGATTACTACTAGACACGAAAAGGCTCACTGGATTGAGGATGAAGTTGATCTTTCTGAAGATGTGACTGATTGGAAAACTGGTAGAGTTACAGAAGTTGAAAAAGATTATATTACAAACATTTTAAGACTTTTTACACAATCTGATGTTGAGGTTGGTAAAAATTATTTTGAACATTTTATTCCAAAATTTAAAAATAACGAAGTTCGCAACATGTTGGGTTCGTTTGCAACAAGAGAAGGAATCCACCAACGTGCATATGCTTTGCTCAATGATACTCTTGGACTTCCAGATAGTGAATATCATGCATTCTTAGAATATGATGAAATGACGGATAAGGTTGATTTTATGACAGCTTCTGACCCATCTACGGTGAGAGGTTTGGGTTTGGCACTTGCAAAGGCAGTATTCAATGAAGGTGTTGCACTATTTGCTTCATTTGTAATGTTGTTAAACTTTCAACGTTATGGTAAGATGAAGGGTATGGGTAAAGTTGTCGAATGGAGTATTCGTGATGAATCTATGCATGTTGAGGGTGTTTCAAAACTTTTCAGAACATACTGCAACGAACACTCTAGAATTGTTGATGACACCTTTAAAAAAGAAATTTATGAAATGGCACGAATGTCAGTAGAACTTGAAGATAAGTTTATTGATCTTGCATATAATCTTGGTGATATAGATGGACTCAGTTCCGATGATGTAAAAACTTATATTAGATATATAACAGACAGAAGACTTCTTCAGTTGGGACTCAAAACCAATTTTAAAGTAAAAGAAAATCCTCTCCCTTGGTTAGAGTGGATTCTTAATGGTGCAGATCACACTAATTTCTTTGAGAATCGTGTGACTGAATATGAAGTAGCAGGGTTGAAAGGATCATGGGAAGAAGCCTACACAGCATAAAGGATGTAAAAAATGCAAAAAATAGGCTGTAATTTGTGTGCTGGGGAATATACAATAGAAACCCATAATTTTGAACAAATTCGTTTTTGTCCAGTCTGTGGTGAACCTCTAGAAGACTATATAAATATAGAAGAGGATGACTATATGGATAAAGATGAATGGGAAGAATTAGAAGAATAGCAGGAATTGATTATAGTTTAACCTCTCCTTCCGTATGTGTATATGAGGGAGAGATTGAAAAAATGAAGTTTGATGGTTGTAAGGTATATTTTTTATCAAACACAAAAAAATTTTCAGACTACAATTATAAAAATATAGATGGACAAGAAAATTTGTCCAGTTTTGTCACTGCCGAAGAAAGGTATGATTTTATATCTGATTGGGCAATGGACATTTTAATATCTCACGAAGTTGAAGAAGTATTTCTTGAGGATTATAGTTATGGTTCTACTGGAAAGGTTTTCCATATTGCAGAAAACTGTGGACTTCTAAAATATAAAATGTGGCAAGCAGACATTAAGGTTACTTTGGTTGCACCAACTCAAATAAAAAAATTTGCAACTGGTAAAGGAAATGCAAAAAAAGAATTGATGTATCAATCATTTTTCGATGAAACATCAAGAAATCTTATAGAAGAATTTTCACAAAAATCAGAAAAAATAGGAAACCCCATATCAGATGTCGTAGATTCTTATTTTATATGCAAATATTCTACTTCAATATAAATCACTTATTTTAAAAAACCTATTGACATTTGTTAGATGCTACTATATATTAGTAGTTATTAAAACAAATGAGGGACTCATGAATATTTTTGTTCTCAATAAAGACCCTATAGTTTCTGCAATCGAACAGTGTGATAAACATGTTGTAAAGATGCCTACGGAATCTGCACAGATGTTATCAACTACACACAGAATATTAGATGGTTATGTAGAAAAACGCCCATCTAAGTCTGGTAAAAGAATGATTGACTATTGGGTGCATCCAGATAGTAATTTGGAGAATGTGTTGTACAAGGCAGTACATCACAAACATCCTTCTACTTTATGGACTATGCAATCAAACAATAATTACAATTGGCACTATGTACACTTTTGTGCATTGTGCGATGAGTATGAGTTTAGATATGGAAGAAAACATGGTGCTGATTTGCGACTGAGAGAAATTCTTGCATCACCCCCCAAAAATATTCCTGTTGGTTACAAAACACAACAACCTCTTGCTATGAAGTCTAATCCAGAATGTATGATGTCAGATGTAGTAGAATCATATCGTGCATTCTATCAGACTAAACAAGATAGATTCAAGATGGTGTGGAGTAAAAGACCAATTCCCGAATGGTTTGTTTTAAAAACTGCTTGACATTAAACAAGTGTAATGGTATATTAAGAGTAATAAAACAAAACAGGTTATAGAACTATGATTTTAATAGATTTAAGTCAGGTTATTATTTCCAATTTAATGACACAAGTTGGAAAAAATACTGATGACATAGATGATGGGCTTATCCGTCATATGATTTTGAATTCTATATTGAACATAAAGAAAAAGTTTTCGGGAGAGTATGGTAATATAGTTATTTGTTGCGACAACAGAAACTATTGGAGAAAGGATATTTTTCCATTTTATAAGTTTTCTAGAAAGAAAGAACGAGAGGATTCTGGTGTTGATTGGGGATTGATCTTTAATACAATGCATGAAGTCAAACGTGAATTGCGTGAACATTTTCCTTACAAGTGTATCGAAGAAGAACGTGCAGAGGCAGATGATATCATTGCAGTGATTGTAGAAAAGTATGCTCCATGCGAAAAGATTTTGATTATATCAAGTGATAAGGACTTTAAACAACTGCAGAAATACCCAAAGGTTTCTCAGTACAGTCCTATTCTTAAGAAGTTTCTTAAGGAGTACGATCCGAAAAAATATCTTCGTGAACATATTATTCGTGGAGATAAGTCAGATGGCATTCCAAACTTTCTTTCAGAAGACGAGGTTTTCGTAGAAAACCGCCGTCAACGACCTATCACCAAAAAGAATCTTAGTGGTTGGTTAGATATGAGTAGAGAACCAGAGGATTTTTGCGATGCAAACATGATTAAGTATTGGAAAAGAAACGAGGCGCTTGTAGATTTGTCTAAAGTTCCAGAAGAACTTAAGGCTAAAATTCTTAACAAGTTCACTAAACCCCCAAGAGGTAATATGAATAAAGTTTTCAACTATTTTGTCGAAAACAGAATGATGTTACTTATGGAAGAAATTGAAAACTTTAAAGAAAAAGAGTATCAAACTTATAACAATATGGTAGAGCTATGAAAACGTATTCAAAAGATTATAAGTCCATTTCAAAGGTGAACCCAATCGTTCATCACGCCCATGTCTGTGGTTTTGAAGTAAAAGTGACCGAATTTAATAGTAAATGGTCACGAAATGGCAAACCAGTAGTCACTAAAAAGTTTTTTATTGACGAAACGAAAGCAGCCGAGTATGCAGAAAGTATGCGTACTTGATTGTTTGGCCGCATGGTGGAATTGGTATACACAAGGGACTTAAAATCCCTCGGCT